TGCTTTATAAGCAAGCAAAGCGCGAACTGGATTCATTCAAAGCAAAGTACGCAGGAATCAAGGCTTTTGCGGATCTGTTTAAGGTAATAGACGCATTGCCGGAAAGGACGGAAGAATAATGGGTAAAGTAGTCCTCATCGAGGGGGAAAGCGGAGTTGGAAAGTCCGCTTCCCTCAGAAATTTTGAGCCGAATGAACTTGGCATCTTCAATATCAGCCAGAAACCGCTTCCTTTCAAGAAGAAGCTGCCGATGGCAATGACTGATGATTACAAGACTATCAAGGACAGTCTTCGGAAGAACAGTAAGAACTGCTATGTGCTGGATGATGTAGGGCTGGCGATGACCTTCTATCTGTTCAACCATTGTCTGGAGAGCGGGTATACGAAGTTCACCCAGGCGGCAAAGGACTTCTACGATCTGGTTACCTGTGCGATCCGGGAGACGAGCGATGATACGGTTGTGTACTTCATGATGCATGTCGAGCGGTCGGATGACGGATCGAGAATCAAGGCCAAGACTGCCGGGAAGATGATTGACAGTCAGCTTACCCTTGAAAGCCTGTTCAGCATCGTACTGTATGCCGTGACGGACGGAAAGAAGCACACCTTCATTACTCAGAGCGATGGCGTAACCACGGCTAAAAGCCCGATGGAGATGTTCCCGCTGGAAATGGACAATGATCTGAAAGCAGTTGATACCGCCATCCGGGAATACTACGAACTTGCACCGCTGGGATCCAAGCCGAAGAAGGAACCGGCTGCTCCCAAGGTTACTGTGTCTATGGGTGGACAGGTTCCTGGGGGTGAGAAGTGATGGAGAAGTGCAGACAGAACCGGGTTGACTGCTTCGCTTACGGAGTGCGCGGACAATGCCGGGCATGCAGCGAAACCAAGTTCAAGCACGGATGCCCCTTCTACAAGACCGCTTTTCAGCGGAAGCTTGGACATCACGCAGCCATCCAGAGACTGACGGAGATTGGAAGGACTGATCTGATCGAGAAGTACGGCGGGACCAATGACAGGGAACAGAGAGCCATTTGGGAGGGAATCTGATGGGCCGGTTTGATAAAGGGATCCAGAACTACACGGCCTGTGACCTGACAATGACTGTCTGGTTTCCGGAAGATGAGGTCAAGTGCAGATGGTGTCCGTTCATCACTCACTATGACTCAATCGACAGAGATAAATGCTTCCTGACTCAGGAGATTCTTTATTCCAGGGAGTTCACCGGGCTTCACTGCCCGTTGAAGGTAATAAACAATATTGATTCGGAGGAAATGAAAGAATGAAACCTACTTACAGCGGATTTGAAGCGAAGAAGAACAGCGGATTTACGGAACTGCCCCCTCCCGGAGCCTATGTGGCTCAGATCCAGGGAGTCAAGACGGAGATGGGCTATGACAAGGTTCATGAGCAGATTGTGCTGATGATCGACATTACCGATGGCGATTATGCCGGACAGTATATGAAGGTCTTCGAAGACCAGAAGAACAGCTTTGGTGACAGCGTGAAGTTCAAGGGTGTGTTCAGACTGACTCCCCCGATTGAGGGTGACGAAGCATGGCGTAAGAGCCAGTTTGAAGGGAACCTGTGGTGCGTTGAGCAGAGCAATCCCGGATATCACTGGGACTGGGACGAAACCAAGCTGAAGGGCAAGAAGGTCGGTATCAATGTCCGCAAGAGTATCTACATCGGTAATGACGGCAAGGAGCATGAAACCACCGAAATCGGTCGGCTGGAGACGGTGCAGGATGTGAAGGATGACAAGGTCAAACCGCTCAAGGATCGCCGTCCGAAGAACAGCGGAAACAGCGAGGAAAGCGACAACGGTTATACCAACGTGAAGGTTGAAGTGCCGTTCTGATTCTGACGCACAGCACGGCGGGATGACTGCCGTGCTGATTTTATCTAATAGGAGCAATGCAAATTGAATGACATTCTTAAAAATAGGCTATCGGTAAAACGCATTGCCTATGAGGATACCAAAAATTTTATTTTGAACATTCATTATGCAAGGAGAATGCCATGCGTTCAATATGCATTCGGGCTGTTTGATGAAGATTACCCTTTTCCTGTTGGAGTTGTTACTTACGGACAACCAGCGTCACCATCATTATGTAAAGGCGTTGCAGGAGAAGAGAATAGAAAACATGTTATTGAATTGAATAGGCTTGTTCTTTACCCAGAATACAATGGTGGGAATTATGCCAGTTTTCTTGTTGCAAATAGTCTGAAGCAATTGCCACACGGCACTTTTGTGGTTTCTTATGCAGATTGGGGGGGTGGCACCATGTTGGATATGTTTATCAGGCCACAAATTGGTTTTATACAGGACTGACAAAGCCAAGAACAGACAAGTATTCAGAAGGTGGTCATTCGAGACATTATGCTGAAGGTGAAACTAGACGGCAACAAAGAACAGCAAAGCACAGATACGTTTATCTGGTTGGAGATAAGCGAGAAGTGAAAAAAAAGCGGAAATTACTAAAATATCCTGTTTTCAATGATTATCCCAAGGGGGATTCTGAACACTACGATTTAAGAAATCCTACGCCTTTTATAGACTCAAAGAAACAAATAAGAGCGTAGACACAACTTCACATAAGGAGCGAGAACGAAAATGGAACGCCCATGTGATAACTGTGATACTCGCAAAGCCTATGCCAGAATGTTCGACATGCATTTCTTCGTGGATGACTGCCCGTATCAGTGCGATACGTTCGACAAATGGAAGAGACAGCAGGAAGAGCAGCACCGGGAAACATTGCAGAAGAACTGGGAAGCACAGATGAACATGCTTGGATATGATGCTGGCGGGAATCCGCTGAAATAATCAGTTAGCAAAACCTTGACAATTGTCAAGGCTGATAACAACCTGACGAAAGGAACAGCAATGAACAAAAAACTGTATGAGCAGCGACATGTCTGGGTGATCGCCAGACGGGCAACCGTCCGGGAAAAACCAGAGGAAGACAGTCCAATCGTAACACAGCACCGGTTCGGTCAGCCGCTGTCGATTGGGTCTGTGAATCTGAAGAACGGACGGATGTATGTGCTGTGGAATAACCGGAAGGATTCCGGATGGATCCCGGCAAGAGCAGTAACCAGACATCAGGTTGAGAAATTCTTCCGGCTGGAATTCCGCAACAAGATGGGAAAGCGCGTCCCTTACTCTGACCGATATCACGGGAAGGTCACCGGATTCATCGGGCCGAGAGAACATGTGGAAATGATCGCCAAGGTCGGCGAATGGTGTCTGACGAACAGAGGATGGTCCAAGTTTGCCTGGTTTGAGAAATGCCGGGATATCTTCGATGAGCGGGGAATCAATCTGGTTTACATCAGCGTGATGGAACAGGCTGCGAAGGAATACAAAAACAATGTCAACAAGATTCTGAAGCGGAGCGAGTACCTGACTGATGATGGATACATCATGGCGATGGCAAAGATCATCAATATCGCTGAATGGTTTCTGAACAATGAATACGGCGTAGCCGGGGAAAAACGGCTGGACTATCTTAACGAAGCTATCGGGATCGACAGGAAATGGCTGAAAGAGAAGATCGCTACTTATGAGCATCTGCAAAAGCTGAGACGGAAGGTGAGAACTCGCAATGGTGCTGATTGAGGATACCAGGAATCAGGTTGGACAGCATCGGAACGTGGAAGCCTACTGCAAGCGGATGGGAATCACCCTGGTTCGGCAATGTCTGGATGTCGGGGACTATATGCTTCCGGGAGGGACGATTTCGGTGGATACCAAAGCGGATATTCTGGAACTGAGCCACAATGTCATGAGCAGCGATCACCGGCGATTCAAAGCGGAATGTCTTCGGGCCTTGGATGCCGGGATTGTGCTGATTGTGCTGGTTGAGGAAGTCCCGCCTTTCGGACGGCTGGATATGTGGGAGGTTCCACGGTTCCGGACTTCCGGGAAGTTTCACCGGTATGGGGATCCCATGACGATGGTCAGCCCTTCCGCTCTGCGGAAAGCATGTATCACGATGCAGGAAAAGTATGGTGTACGGTTCCGGTTCTGCTCCAGACGGCAGAGTCCAGCACGAATAATCAAGTATTTGAAGGGGGAACTGAAATGACGGCTGATAAATCTCTGCTGATGATACTCGACAGAATCGCTGACGCTCTGGAAGGAATCCGGAAGGAACTGGAGGACAGAAATGACAATGACGAGTCCGCTGACAATCAGGAATGAGTCGGTGTGGAATATCACTCACCACACTATTACCGGATTCACCGATGAGGATTGGCAGAAGATCCAGGAACTGCCTGACGGAGAGATTATTAACTGGCTGATGGATGAACTGGATGAGCGGAACGGCGGGATCGGGACTTGCTGGGTCTGCGGATACGGCATCAAGGAAGTCCGCATCAGGCAAGGAGAGAAGATCGTTGTTACCACGAATATCAGCTGCGACTGAAAGGAGAAAACACATGATTGATATTGTAACGCTTGAGATTGCCGGGATCCTCCCGGCTATGCATGGGATGCGGAACCCGAAGAACAGTTGGAGCAAGAATGACACAGGTGATGTATACGCTGCCGAATGTTCTGTTTATCCAGTTGTTGGGCCGAACGATGAGAAGCTCACCAGAACCCTGATGCAAGGTGGGCCGGAACACGCGAAGCATCTGCGAATGATCATGGTATGGGCAGACATCACCGCTCCCCGGTTCTGGTGGCAGGAGTTCGATACGTACAGGATTGGCGTTGAAAAGGTTTCCTGCTCCACGATGCACAAGCTGACAGCGAAACCTCTGGAGATTGAGGATTTTGAGGTCAAGGATGATGAGGAAGCCACATGGATGGAAGCTAACGTACTGCCCCGGCTGAACATGCTGATGAAAGCATATGATGGTGAGCAGGATCCTGATGAGAAGAAATACATTTGGAGAAAAATCATTCACGAACTGCCCCAGGGATACTTACAGAAACGGACGGTCATGATGAGCTAT